GTCGGCGTCACCGGGTCCGTTATTGTTACCGTTGCTGTTACCGGACCCGGCCCCGTTACTAATGCTATTGTTGGCTCTACTGGCGCTTTACTTGCCGTTAGTGGTGTCAAGTGATTTGTTATTCTCTGCAAAATATCTTCGGGCGGTTTCTCTCGCTAGTCGGTTAAATTCTTGTCCGTTTATTTCACCGTTTGCCCATCTGTGATAATGCTCTATTAATTTTATCCCTGCTATTTCAGCGGCGTTCTTTTTCATAACAGTTACCTTTACTTAGAAAAGATTGACGATAATGCGGCCTGCCGGAACTCGTATTTAGGATGCTTGCTTTTTAGTTCGTCAATATGCTGTCTCACGGTGGCGCTATCTTGTGCTTGATATATTTTCGGCAACGCTTGCCACGGCGAATTAGCTTTATCGGTTTTCCGTTTAACGATTATTCGCATTTTCCTCGCTCCTAAATATTGAACCGTCTAGCGCCTGACAACTCGGTATCTTGTCCTCTGGTCCCGACGCTAGACGGTTCGCAATTGGCTTCTTTATACCCATTGATTTAAGACGGGCGGGGCCGTCACCAATAAATTTTCAGATCATAATGCCTCCTATATACGGGTGTATTTAGGAAGCTTTATCGTACTCGTATTCTAAAGCGTGTCAAGAAAAATCGACGTTAATTTTGCATAAAAATAACCCGGTTAGCAGATGGGCGGGGGAAGCCTTGCTAACCGGGTTAAGTTCTAAGGTTCGGTTTTCCTCGCCTTAGTGTCGTTTATGCCTTGGCGGTTTCCTTGCCCTTAGCGGGCGCTTCGGGTTCCTTGGCAGGGGCAGGCAGGGCCTTAGCCATGAGCGCCTCGAGCGGGTCATTTTCCTTGGGCTGGACAAGGAACTCTGCGTTGTATTCATAACCAACGCTAGACGTTTCGCTGGCGGTAATTCCGATGCGGAAAGCAAGCTCGACGCTTTCGCCCTTACCGAGATTTTCAACAATCGGGGCCACCATATTAAGTGCAACGTCGGGCAAGAAAAGTTGCCCCGTGCGGAACCGCTGTCCAGCCTTAGCGCCTACCAGCGGCTCGGCAATGAACTGGCCCATAAGTGCAGTGAAGTCGCCAAAGTTAGTCGTGCCATGCTTCAAACCGCTGGCAACGCCGATAACGTTGAAAAGGTCAACCGACTGGCCTTCCTGCAAATCCTTTGCATAAGCCTTAACCTGCCCGACCAGTACCTTACCGGAAAGCTTCTTAACGATTGCGATTTTAGTAGCCATTTTGATTTCCTCGCTTTGAGAATGAGAGAAAGCGCCTCTCGCTTTCTGATAACCGTTTTAACGCCTGCAAATCACGCGTCAAGCATTTTTACGCGCCTAGGCGTAAATTTTATTCCGCCCTTGACGGAAAAGGTTGGGGCTTCTGGCTCATAAGTGATTGTTGCGCCTTGTGCGATAGCGATGATATCGGCGGGTTCTAGCCGAACGCCTTTGCTCGCGGTTTTCCACGCGCCATTTAGCTTGCGGAAAGCGTAAAGCTTTTTTCCGGCAACGGCGGCATAATCGCACTCTGCCTCTAGTTCCCAATTCCCCAAACCATCAGCGCAATTAATGGCACTAATATCAGTGGCGGCAATACTATCAGTGTCACAATAAATAGTTGTTCCACTCGTCGCACAAATATTGCGCCACAAATAAGCCCGAACAAAGCCAGTAATAGAGGCAGCCACGGCAACATCATAGTAACGCCTCTTTTCTTCCTCTAATGGTTTATTAACAACCGCCGTTTCCTCAGTCAGCAATTTGCAATAATTCCAACCGTCCGAACAAGCCCCGTCAATGAAGTTAGCAGGGATCGTCATAAATTCTTCATAGTTTTCAGGATTGCTGGCAAACTTGCCGTAAAGACTATTGAGGAAAAGCTTTGCAAATAGACGTTGCGCGGCCCAATAGGATTGTTCCTGACCGGCGCTAGATTTCATGTTTATATCAGCGGTATTTTTCAGATCGTAGAAATACTCGACGTATCCGACGAAATCAATATCATCATAATATTTTCTGACTTCGATAATCTCGCAATTCTTTAACGTGTCAGTATCGCGGGCAGCAAGGTATTCCCAACCAGTAATGTGCAATTCTCTGATTTCGCCATCGCTCGGAAACGCAAGACCTGTTTCCGTGCGGATAGGGAAAGCGCCAAGGCAGGATGCGCGAATTGTAAGGAAACACCGGCTGATTTCATCATCGCTATATTCCTTGGGCAGATTATCCAGAATTGAGAAATTACCGCCCCAAGGATGCTTATGCATCATCGCAAAGGGATAGGCGCTGCGAATATCGACCACGCTAAACGGTTGTTCGATAATGCCAGTTTGAAAGCATTGAACCCGACCACCATAATAGTAGCGCGAAAGGTCCGCATAATAGGCATCTGACGATTGCGGCTTTTCAACACCGGACATTTTCGCCCAAACTTTCATTGCCGCGCTCGCTTGGGTTAATGCCATACCGTAAGCGTCAACAAATTGCATAATCATTTCTCGGAGATAGCGGCAATCGCTTCGGAGATAGGCAGTTATCTTTTCCCAATTCTCCGGCTTTTCCCTTTCGCCTTCCTCGAATAGACAATAATCAATTTCGTCTTTCTGATAGGCAGAAAGTGGTGACGGAATGATATTATAACTATCGCGAAATTCGCACATACCAATTTTGAACTTGGCAAGGCGTCCGGCGATAATCGTTAGTGGCTCGTAATCCTCAATCCAATCGGTTATAAAATGCCAATCAAATTTTCCGCCGTTGTGGGCGTAACAGATCACGTCATGTTCACATAAGAACAAAACAAGCGCCTCTGTATCGGTAAATTCCAGATAGTTTGTTGGCATATTGCGTGGTTCGGTTATGCAGCCGGGAATATCACCCGGCACAAAATCGGGCCGGTCGGTTTCAACGCCCCAAATAAACGGCTTGGGAACCCGCCCTTTTCTAAAGGGGTCAGTTTCCGCATCAACCGCCCAAATCGGGCGTCCGCGATATTTGGAGGGCTTAAAACTTTTTGCCATACTTCACCCCGCGCGCTCGCTTTGCTGCTTTGCGCTTTTTCTTTAGATCGTTTTTCGACTGATGATAAGACTTCAAATAATCATCAACGCTTGACTGGTTCTTGCCTTTATATCCGCGCAAACCAAATGCCCAATTAAGATAGTGCGAACTTGGGCCGCGCTTTTCGTATCCCTCGCCACCCGGAATATAGCGCATTAATTGCTTCATTATATGATCAATAACACGCCCGCGTGTAATGCCGCCGTTCCAAACGAATTTGCCTGCCATAAGCACGAATTGCTGGCAATCGGGATTAGCGGCTAAAACCCGGCGTAATTCCGCTTCGGGATCGCTGGCAAGCGCGACCATATCGAAAAAGATTTCGGTTTCCTCGACAAAGCGCGATGAAATAACAAGGTTATTATTCTTTACAGAAATTTTAGCGCTGTCGTTTATGGTCGGAACAAAAGCAACATCAAATTTAACGGTTGATCCCCGGTTAGCGATTTTTCGCACAACCTGCATTTTCTTTTTATCTTTGGTTTTGAAAATTTTATGCGGCGCTAGGGTTAATTCCTGATATTCCTTCCATGCGCGGGTTACATAGCCTTTCTGCGCGCTGGTCAGGTCTTTTCGCAAATCAACGCTCTTTAGCTTTTTCAGATAAGGGCGCATTTCCTTGATTTGGCGAGCATAAATCTTTTTCGCTAATTGCTTTTGCCATTTCGCATCTTGTGCGGCTTGGCGAGCGGATTTAATCGCTTGTTCACGCGCGGTATCGGCGCTAGTTTTCCGGCGTTTCGCCATTGGTTCCCCCGTCTTAGACGAGCCGGGTTTAGCTTGCGGCAGGTTGTCCGGCAAGCGCTTTTTATGGTTAATTTGGAGGCAAAATGTCAGTTGATTATATCGCGCCAATTTTGCAGCCTAATCAGGTAGCACGATTTTATCTCTCGCCAACAACCTATCCGAAAACTAGTAACTATCCGGGGCCGGGCGGTTGGGATGTAGGTTTTCAGCCTTCGGATAATTTCTTCGCGCCTTCCTATGGCCATGCGGTCAATGATAGCGCTTTGCGTTATTCTGGTGTCGGAACAACCTATAACGGATTTTTCTCTGCTATTTCTAACATCGGTTGGGGTCGCTGCACTTTTTCGATTGCTGATGGGGTGGCGCATAACGGGTTCTATAATCCTATCTATAATTATCAAGACGGGAAAATATACGCGGGATTTTGGGCAGTTTCTGGCGTGATGCTAACTGCACAAGTTTTCGCGAGCGTTAATTCGATCGACCTAAACGGCGGCGAAATCGGCCATATAAATATGGTCGAAGTTTTTAACGATACTTATGATTGCTCATTTGGGCGCGGCGATAGTATGGCGCGTACTTATTTGATGCCACTTCCCGCTAACGCGCCAAACACTATAGGCATTGCAGCTAACTGCGATTTCGCCCCGTTTTATCATATCAGAACTTTCAAGGAAATTAACACCGGCAATTTATATAACTTCGGATTGACCACGCCTAGCGGCGGCGAACTTCCCGCCCTAGATGGGCGCGCGGTTATTTGGTACGACGGAGATTATCGCGCATTTTCTTTTAGTGAAGGGCCGAGCGACCAAAAAGTGTGCGTTGAAAAATTCGTCATGGGAACGACGAATGAGCCTTACCCAGCCCCACAATATCAAGAATTGACTTGGGTTTTAGTCGGGTTCGCAAATTATGTCTATTTTTCACGCGGCCAATTTTGGCGCGATAAAGATGGTTATTTATACGCGCTTGATACTCGCGACTTGCATAATCTCGCTATGTGGCAATTCAATTCCGATTGCTCGGAAATGCGCACGATTACTTTTCAAGCGGCAGACGACGCGACAAAAGCCTTTCTCGATAATCCGCCTGTAACAACCGCAAATTATTTTGCATTTTCTGTTGAAGGCAACACACCAATTTTAACCAGTGGTTTGCCGGGCGCAGCATTGTATTATACCTTTGCGCCTGTTATCAACGTTGCGATTGCCGGGCCGGGACCTAATTTGCCGTTAATTGGATTAGCCTGCCAAAACTACTGTTTGCCTATGTTTAGGATGGAAAAGCTATGACCTTAAATCCGAACCTTGGAACTCAAAACGTCTTTAACATGACGCTTCCAAGCGCGCCCGTAATCGTGCCGCAATCGGCTGATTTTCGCAGCACTAATGAAATGGAAGTCGATCTATCGCCGCTAATCGACAAGGGAAATATTGATTTTATTTCCGGCGCGTTCGTGGACAATAGTGCCAGTGGTCAGCCTTTGACAATTCAGGTTGCCGGATCGCAGCAAAAGGTTATTTGGCCTGCTGGGTTCCAAGGGTATTTGCCTTTGCTCGCTCCTAACGCGCCTAAATTCGCCGTATCGTGTCCGGTAGTTCCCGGCGTGATTATCCCGATAATCTTTTACAACGTACCACTTTTGCCGTGGCTCACTGACACGACTAATAGCGGGTCGGTTTCTGGTAGTCTAACCGACTATTCGGCTAGTTTGACGGGCGGCGACGATGTTTTGGTTACTGCTGGGCAGGCAAGTAATTATTTCTTGTTGCAAAATCCTGCGGGAAATGGGCCGGTAACTTTGAACCTTGCGGGCGGCGATGCAACTTCTAGCGGTATTGTAATTGCGGCAGGTGGCTCTTACGAAAGCGCGGGCGGTATTTCCAACGCTATTAACGTGAGCGGAACCGCGTCGGATAATGTCGTTTGCTTTGCAGGATAAATAGCTATGCCTATTGTCAATCCAAATAGCGGCACAATTGCCGTAGAGGAAAACGGCGCAACTGTTGTTGCCGCTGCCGATACCGTCAATTTTACGGGCGCTGGCGTTGCCGTGACCGACGTTGGCGGCGTTCCAAGCATCGCTATTTCGGGTGGCGGCGGTGGCGGCTCTTTTGCGGGCGCTCGCGTTCAACGCTCGACAGGGGTTCCAGCCACAACTGCTAATATAGAAACGGTGATTAGTTGGGACGTTGAAAGTTTTGATGTTGGCGGGTGGCACGAAAGCGTAGCGCATCCAGAGCGCCTTACAATTCCTTCGGGTGTTTCTTATGTCGAATTGACCGGCTATTTTTGGTCGCAATCTAATATCAGTAATTATTGCGTCGGATGGCTTAGGCATTTTAATGCGGCAGGCGTCGAACAACGCTTGACCACTAACGTAGGCGCGCGAAATTCGGCGGTAAATTCCGGCAACTATTCTTGCACGGTAAACACCGGGCCAGTTGCGGTCACTGCCGGGGACTACTTCACATTTGGCTATCAGGATGGTGTCGGCGGCGATCCGCAAATCCCGGCTGATGAATGTTTCTTTTCAATCAAGCAACTAGGTTAAAGCGAGGATATTATTTATGATGGAAGAAATGCTTATTTCGATGCTGCAAAAGATGACGGGCCTTAGCCCCGAACAAATGCAGGGCCTTACTGAAAAAGCAATGGCTATGCTGGAAAGTTTTACTAACGATATGAGCGAGATTAAAACCGCGCTTGAACGTATCGAAACAACTTTGGCCGCTCATAACGGAACGGTTATTGAGGGAAAGGTTATTGAGCATGTCGAAAGTAACGGTTGAAACGGAACTGCCGGAACCCGTCACGGATATTTCCCAAGAGGAAATAACCGAGATTAAGGAAGAACTCGCTTCGCATGTCGAAACCGTAAGCGAGGAAAACCATGAAAATTTGAGTGAAGAACTTAGCGAGGAAATTGCCGCCGAAAGCACGGCAATTAAAGAGGAAGTAAAATCATGGCTGGAAAGCGTACTACAACCGATAGCGGAAACATTGAGCTTGCTGACCACGGGCCTATCGACGTTGGGGGAGAAAGTGGGGAGCCTGTCAACGACAGTGGAGCAATTGACCCCGCCAGTCTTGCCGGAACCGACGACGGATTTGAGCGAGACGGAGACGGCAATCTTATCATCGGCGCAAGTGGAAAGCCCCGCAGAAAGCGCGGAAGAAAGCCTAACGGAGCAATTGCAGGAAGCAGCGGAAGCGCCACAAAAAGTAGCGCGCGAAATACTCAAAATCTAGGCATCGGTTTAGAGACGCTTTCTAACTCGCTGCTTATTGTTCATGTAGGAATTGCCGCGCTAACCGACTTCAAGAAATGGGAACTTGAAAAGAAAGAAAGCGACGCGCTGGCGGCTTCAATTGCTCACGTAATGGAGCAATTCGATATGACGCCCGATCCACGTTTCGCGGCAATTGCCGGGTTAGTGACAACTGCCGGGATGATTTACGGGCCGCGCGTTTATCTCTATCGCGAGCAACAAGCAATTAAGCGCAAGCAAAAAGCAGTCGAAAAATCAACGCCCGCAAATGAAGGGCAGTTTAACCCGGCAAATTTGGGCGGGTTTAATCTAGGCGGATAATATGAGCGCGCAACTTCCCAAGGGCGATAACCGAACCGCCGTAATTGGCTCTACGGGTAGCGGTAAAACGCAATTCTCTGTTTGGCTGCTTTCGACGCGTGATTTTCTTTATCGCCCTTGGGTTATTTTTGATTTTAAGGGCGATATTTTGTTAGAACAAATTGGTGCTAAGGAAATTTCCTTGCGCCAATTTCCGCGCGAGCCGGGCCTGTATATTTGCCGCCCTCTGCCGGGTGAAGATGCGTTAGTGTCAAATTTCTTCTATCAATGTTGGGCTAACGAAAATGTTGGTATCTATATTGATGAAGGATATATGGTCCCTAAAAACGATAAATGGTTTCGCGCTTGTTTAACTCAGGGCCGCGCAAAGCGTATCGAAATGATCGTTTGCTCGCAGCGCCCGGTTTTTCTCGATAAATTTGTGTTCACAGAAAGTAACTATTTTGCTATTTTCAACATGAATTATAGCGAGGATAGAAAACACGTTGCGGCTTATTTAGACAATCGCAAACCGGGCCTATTGCCAAAGTATCATTGCCTATGGCATGACGTTGCCGGGCAAGGGAGCGTGACATTCTCCCCCGTTCCAAGCGCGGAAAAGCTTATAGCCGATTTCGCAAGAAAGCTTGACCTAAAGCCGGTCAAGATTTGAATAGAGGTTAGAACGATGAAAGAAACAGTAATCACTTGGACAGTATCTAATTGGATTACTGTCTTTCTGATGTTTATTACAATGGCCCTTGTTCTCGGCTTTTTCGCTCGCGTTTGGGCGTCATTGCGAGCAAAACGAACGGGAGAATAAGCTATGCTTAATCCTGCTCTAATGCGACCTTGGCAGAATTGGCTTATTGTTTTCCTGATGATTGCAATCGGTCTAACAGGCTCGCATATTTTCCTTGAATACCTCGACAGTGACAACGGTTAAAGAAAGGCTTAATTAAATGGCACAGGCTCCTAGCGCCCCTACTCACGCGCAGATGCAGCAGCAGAATTACCTTGCGCGGCAGGCAGTAATTGCAAATTCAATCAAGATGAAGCAGCAGATTTTTAGCGCTTCGGTTGACCCGGCTTCGCAGAACGTCATTAACGTGACTGGCAATTCTATCCGCAATGTCGGCCTGCTTTTGGGCTTCATTGTGGAAGTTACCGGCAACGTTGAAATTGCCAGCGGTTCGGTCGATGCCGCCCGTACCCCGTTCGGTAACGCGAACATGGTTTCGCAGTTCCGTTACGATGACCTTTCCAATTACACGCGTATTCAGTCGCCGGGCTGGCATGTCGCGCTTATCAATACGCTTCGGCAGGGCTTCGGTTATGGCGGCGTTTATGACAACGCTATTCCCATGGGCTATGGCGACAACTTCCCTGTTTACGCCGGGAATGATGCGCTTGTTCACGCGGTTTCACAGCAGCTTCGCCAGCAGTATTATATTCCGATTGCCTATAGCGCTACCGATTTGCGCGGCGCGATTTGGATGAGCACTGTTAGCGCTACTTCTAACTTGCAAATTACGCTTAACCAGACGCCTATTGTTGCGGCTTCGGCTAATCCGCTCAACGCCATTTATCAAATGGCGAGCGGGTCGGTTCCGGCAAGCAGCGGTTGGGATGGTAACGTTACCGTTACGGTTTATCAGGTCTATCTTGACCAGACGCCCCGTGACGCGAAAACAGGTGCCCCAATTCTGCCGATGCTCGACCTTAACACGATTTACGAGCTTAAACAGACGACTTTTACTGCCCCGACCGCCGGGCAGGATTTCCCCATGGCTTATTCCAACTTCCGTTCTTTCCTCTCTACTATTGCCGTGTTCGATAATGGCGGAGATTTCAACAACGGTTCGGACGTAAATTACTGGTCGCTCGCAAGCGCAAACTTTACGAATATCTTTAAGCTTACGCCGGAAATCGTCGCGCTTGATGGGCGTATGTCTATCATGTCGGATATGCCGCTTGGAACTTACCTGTTTGAAAGCAGGGATATTCCAGTGAATACGATTAACTTCGGTAATATGGAACTCAATCTTAATGCCTCTACTGTGAACGCGGGCGCGCGGGTCTTAGTTGGGTATGAAGATTTTGCCCTCGTTTCGCAGGTTGTCGGCGCTTCCTCGCTCGCGGCAGGCTAAGAAACTTGAGGGCGCGGGGCGGTAAGTTTGTGGTGATCTTACCGCCCCGTACTTCTATACTTAGGAAATAATCATGGCAGAATGTGGACTTTGCAGCGCTGTCAATAAATGGCTCAAGCAGCCATTTAGGGAAGATGGAAGCGCGCTTAATTGGTTCCTGTTTATGGGACTAGTCTTTATTACCGCTTTCTTTTGGTCGCGCATTCTTGTGCGCGTTGCTCCTTAAAGGAATTTATCATGCGGATTTTCGGTCTTTCGCTCACGTCGATTTTGATCCTCGTTTTTCTGTTTTGGCTCGGAACCCGGTTCCCTAACGCGTTCGGTTCGCTGCCTATTCTCGGAAAGTAATCATGGGCCAATCCACTAAACTTTTTCTTGTGCTCGGGTTTATGTTCGTTCTTTATACGACCATGAACGGGCATCTCGAAAAGTATTTGCGGGTTGTGTTCGGTTCTAGCGGTTCGCGGGTCGATACGTCATCGGGATCGCTAGACTTTTCGACGGGTGACAGCGCGGTAAGCGCGGCAAGCGCCTTGCAATCGTTAGGTTTGTAAAATGCCGGTTTTCCTGCTAATAATCGCGGTAATTTTTCTAGTCGCGGCAATCAAGGGAAATCAAAATGAACTGTTGACATTGCTAAAAAGCGATTTCAGCGGCCAAAATAATTTCATCTTGTGGGTCCTCGCAATCGTGGTTATTGTCGGACTAGGCAATTTTAAGGCAATCCGCCCAATTTCCGACGCGTTTTTAGGGCTTGTTATTTTGGTTATCATCGTCGCTAACTACAAACGCGGCGGCGATATTTTCTCAAGCTTTATTAATCAAGTTAAAGTTGGCACAAGTTAAGGATAGTGCAAAATGGATAGGCTAACGGAAAGCGTTGTTACCATCGCTGTTGCAATCATCGGACTAGCAACGCTCGCGGTTATTGTATCGCGCAACGCTAACACTGTTGGGGTGATCAAGGCGGCAGGCGGAGCGTTCAATTCATCGCTCGGGACCGCTATCAGCCCCATTACGGGCGGGCAGGGCGGCGGCTATGGCTCTATGTCTATGCCGGGCTTTGGCGGCTTCTAAGGGAGCGCTCCCCATGGCTAACGGACCCTATCGCTATCGGGCCGGACCTGACCGGCTCGGAATTGGCGTCGATAATATGGCGCTTGAACGCCCACCTATCGCGTCCGATTTTTCGACGTACGGGCCGCGCTATAACGTGAGAGGTGATTTTGCGCCTTTCCGTGGCGCGGCTCAATTTCCGCTCGCCCCGCTGGTTCCTAATGTTGGCCTAAGGGCTAACGGCGTTTACTTGTCGGGTGATATGGCATTACAGGCGCTTACCGACTTTAACAAGGCGAATAAGCTAACCTAATAAGGCTTGCGACAATGAAGCTTAATTTTGCAATATTCAAAAAGGGCAAGCCGGTAATTTGGGTTATCGGCGCTATTGTCGTTTTCGCACTATTTTATCTGATGTTCAATAAAGGCGCATCTAGCGGTGGCGGCGGCGGTATTACAACCGTAAATAGCGGCCCTTCGGATGCGGCGGTTGCTGCATCAACTTCTCTTGCCATGGCGCAAACGCAAGCAAACGCGGGCATCGCAATTGCGCAATTGCAGGCGGGCGGACAAATGGCCCAAATTCAGGCGGGCGCAGATGTTGCCAAATATACCGCATCACTTGATGCGGCTACAGCTACTAACGCTTTGAATACGCAAAAAGAGATTGCGGCAATTCAAGCAGAATATGGGCTTGATACCGCGCGCCTTACTGCCGAAACGCAAATGGGCCAGTGGCAAATTAATGCCAATATTTTGCATGATCAGCTAACAACCAACGCGGAAATGTTTAAGGATCAACTCGACGCGTCGGTTAAGCAACAGTTTATTGCAACTATCCCTTCCATGGGCAAGAACTCTTACAATTCATTTGTTGTTCTTTCTCATAGCAAGCTTTTCGGCGGGGCGGGTGATGCATGAACGAGCGCAACAAAAAGCTAATGGCTTTCGTCGCTTTCCTAATCGTTGTCGCGTTGCTGCTCCTTTTCTTGAAGCGTAACCCGGCAATAGTGCAAAAGATCGAAAGCGCCGTTGCACCCGCCGTTGGCGGCGTTTTTACCGTGCCGGATATCGGTTCCTATATCCCGCGCGATTATCCGTTACCGCCGCTACTCGACAATGCTTATATAAATTTCGGGTGCAATTTCTGCTCTAAAACTAGCGTACAAGTTGTGCCGCCTACTTTACCAGTTTCGCAACCGGCGCAACAAATTTCGCCTAGCATCTTTCAGCCGCAACCGTTTGGCGGCGGAACTACCGATTTTACACAATTCATTTCCGCTAGAGGCTAAGGCGCTCGCATGTCTGGCTATGATTATCTCTTGTCACAAGGTTGGACGCCTATCGCCGCTGCCGGTATAATGGGCAACGCCTACGGCGAAAGCGGTTTCGATCCTAACGCGGTGGGAGACGGCGGCGCGGCTCATGGCCTATTCCAAATCCACCCTAACTATCACCCCGGTTATTCACCTAGCTTTACCGGGGATCAACAGGTGGCATTTGTCAGCAATGAATTAAAAACGAAATATAGCGGTCTAGCTAAAACGCTCAATTCCGCAAGTAATGTTGCCGACGCAACCAAAGCGTTTATGACAGGTTGGGAAAAACCCGCAAATTTATCCAGTCTCGGTAAGCGTATCAACGCGGCGGGCAAGATTTTGAACGGCCAATTGGGCGACGCCGTTGCCATGGGCGCAAATATTTTGTTACCGGGTTCGGGCGAAATACTAAAGGCAATTGGGGTTGGCGGCGATAGTTGCGGCCCTATTTGCCAGTTTCGCAAATGGCTGGATGAAAGCCACTTTTGGCAACGCCTCGCAATTGGCGTTCTCGCTATCATTATTTTGATGCTGGCAATTTGGATGCTTGGCAACAAGATGAATATTAACATCGCAAAACAGGGAAAGTAAAATGAGGAAGCATTTTAAGTTTGCGTTGCTCGCTGGCGTTAGTTCGCTGGCGCTTTGCTGCGTTAGCGGCTGTGCCGCACTGAATAGCGCGCGAACCAAAGCAGTCGCCACACTTTGCGCCAATCGCGATACGCTTATTGCCGTTGCGCTCGCTAATGGTGATAACGCGACTGTTAAGGCAATTGACGCTTATTGCCCGGTTCCTGCTCCGGTTTCGTAATATGTGGACTTATGATCAATCTAGCGGGCAGTTTTCGCAAGACGGCAAATTACTGTTCACCGGCTATAGCGGTTTGTGGAACGGTAAAAATAATCCGTCAATGCAAGCCGCGAAAGGCATCGGACCTATCCCGGCAGGGCTTTGGCATATTGGCGGCTCCTACGATAGCCATAAAACAGGTCCGGCAACTATCCTGCTAGTTCCTGACGAAAAAACAGAAACTTTCGGGCGCTCGGAATTTCGTATTCACGGCGATAGCATTAGTGCGCCCGGCACAGCCTCGCATGGCTGCATTATTCTCCCGCGTTTCATCCGCAACAAAATAATCGGCTCAACCGATAAACTCTTAACAGTGGTCGAATAACATGGCACTTAATCCTCTGAAATCTGCACCCGCTCCCGATTGCGATCCTTGTCCGGTTGTCAAAGATTTGAAGGCAACCGTTGACGACCACGGAACCCGCATTAAAGACTTGGAAGAACTTAGCGGGAAAATAGATGGTGTTATTGCCGCCGTCGAAGCTATCGGGCGCCAAGTGCGGTTTTGGGCGCCTACCATGATTGCCGCCGCTATCAGTGCCGGGATCGTCAACGGAAAGCTTGCGGAATTTCTGCGCGCTCTTTTGCAGGTCAACGGAAACTGATAAAAATTTGCATCTCGAAATTTTAGGGCGCTTTTCCGCTTGACAGGAAAAGCGCCCTAACTTATGTCTGTTTTCAAGGAAGCGAAAACGGAGTTACGGAAATGGCAAAGGTCCACAACGGTATCGAATACAAGGGCGGCGAAAAGGTTTACGCAACCGGAACTTCGCGCGTTGGGATGGTTCGCGGAACGGTAATCGGTTTCACGAAAAGCGGACAATTTAAGGTTGAAGCAGACAGTGACACGCATGTTCCGGGAATGGTAATCCGCACTCATTGGGTTAGTCCGCGAGACTAAAATTTCCCGCGCCCGGTAACACTTTGTTAGCGGGCGCGGGTTAAGACAGACTATCGAAACGGAGAAAACACCATGACAATCGAAACCGCAAATTCGGACAATATGGCAAACTCGGTAATCTGTGACGCTATCCGCAACGCGAAAGATAAATATGACGCCCGCGAGTGGCTGGCGCAATGCGTTATCTCGCTGCTTGATGGGCGCATCTGCAAGGATCGCGCGGTTGCCATGATGACAGTTTATCGCGATGTTTACATCGCGCGTTGGGGCGCATGATGTTGAGCGCGCTCTATTATGGTGTTTGCGTCGGGGCATTCTTCCTCGGCATATTTTTGCCGGTTAGATTGTTCCTCGACGCCCGCCGCTGCTTTAACTGGTATAAGGCAAACTGGAGGGCAATACATGTCAACCGCTTTCGTAACAAACAGGTACGACAATCAAGGGAGATATCGCAGCGCAATCGCCGTTGATATTAGGATGCCGATAATAAGCGACATTCGGCGCTTGACAACCGCGATGGAAAGTGAATTAATGAACGAACCGCCGAACGAATACGAACTCGAAAATATGGCGGTTCAAATAACCACGCTACTAAACGACAACTTTGGAGGGCTTTAATATGTTTCAGAATGGCCGCTTTTGGCTTGTGGGTGCAGAAAGTCAGCCGCCCGCGTCGATACCGGACACTGACCACTACCGGCAGCAAATGCGCTCGCTATTCGGTTGCGCCAAATTGCCGCCCGTAGTTTACAAGGGCAATCTCATTCCAGCTAGGGAACTTTGACAATGGCGCATTATATCATCGACTTGATCTTGCTTATTCTAATCGGGCTGAATAAGGTTCACGCTATCGACAAGGCCGCGTGGCTCGCAAGTGAACTCGAAACTACTAACGCGAAAATCGACGCTTTTACAGCCGGACATTTTCACGTTACCAGCAAGCCCGAACGTACGCCCGGCATGCCTTGAAAGGTTAAGCTCATGTCCGATTGCTCGCTATTCGTTCGATATAAGGTCTTTCCAACCGGCAAGCTAGAAGTGGAGGATCATTTTACCTTTGACGACGCCGCCGCCGCAATCGACGCTTACGAGCATTGGATACAAAGTGAATTGGCGCAAGCTTGCCGGGTGGTCGATCTGGAAACAAATATGATAATCAGACGTTGGATTAGACCGACACAAACGAGATTGACCCATGAGCCGCCAGCAAAACCACACAAGAAAATGCCCGTTTTGCGGTAAGGTTTTGTTAACTTATATAGAATATAAATTGCACGTTATCAAATGTAGGAGCGAGGAAAATGACCACGAAACTATTTGGTTATGGGGACTGGTCTAAGGGTGAGGAACCGCTATATCGTACAACCCCGCGTGATTGTTGTTGCGCTTATTACAATAGAGAAAATGCTATATTAAGCGCAAGGGTAGATAAGTGCGGCGGAATATGGCGAGTTAAACCGCACTAGGAAAGGAGCGAGGAAAATGGATGAAGAACAACAGGCGCAAGCTCGCCAAGTAGTTAGCGCGTTGTTTGACCTGATATTTGAAGTGCAAGGAATTGGTAACTTTATTAGCGAGTTCCAATTTAACGAGACGAAAAACGAGATAGTGAATAGGCACACTCAAAAACTCATTGATATGATGAACCAATAACAAATCACTTGACACCACTAACGGCAAGTAAAGCGCCAGTAGAGCCAACAATAGCATTAGTAACGGGGCCGGGTCCGGTAACAGCAACGGTAAC